CACAGTTCAGTGCAACGACGGCACACAGTTATGGAACATACACAGCCAACAGTTCGACTTTGATTGACAACTTGTATGACCTACCAACAGGTGACAGCATTGACTCAAGTGCTAACACAGGTATCATGGCAAGTAATTGGAAGAGACTAAGTTACACTGCTTCTACAAGTGCTCCAAGCAATGAGCCAGCAGACGGTACATTATGGTACCACACTGCGACAGACGAAGCAGACATCATGGCACACAACGGTACGACTTGGGTTGGTTATGCAACAGCATACGCAACAACAGATCCAAATGGTCCACAGTTCAGTGCAACAGCACCGACTACGCAATCAGACGGTACTGCACTTGTGACTAACGACTTATGGATTGACACAAGTGACCTTGAGAACTATCCAAAACTTTACAAATACAACACATCAGCAACTTTAAGTTCTACAAACACAGCGAACCAAGTGGCAGTGACCACTTCAGGCGCGGCTTGGGAACTGGTTGACAAAGCAGACCAAACCACAGAAGACGGTATTGTGTTCGCGGATGCTAGATATCACACAACGGCAGACAAGGCGGATTCATTGTCAACAGGCGGTGCGGGTACAGCCAGCTCAATCAAAGATTTATTGAGCGATGGTTTCCTAGATCCAGATGCTCCTAACCCAGACAACTACCCACAGGGTATCATGTTATGGAACACTAGAAGATCTGGCTACAATGTCAAGGAATACAAGAACAGTTACATCACCACTACGAAATATCCAGGAAGCGGTGCAACTGGTTTAGGTAACATTAGAGCAAGTAACGAGAGCGTATCAACTTACTTCCCTGACAGATGGGTTACTAAATCAAGCAACAACGCAGACGGATCTGGATCTTTTGGTAGAAAAGCACAGAGAAAAGTGATCGTTGAACAATTAAAATCAGAGATCGACACTAACCAAGCAATCAGAGAAGACCAAAGAGGCTTCAACGTTATTGCTTGTCCTGGTTACCCAGAGTTAATGTCAAACATGATCAACCTAAACACAGACAGAAACAACACAGCGTTCGTAGTAGGTGACACACCATTCAGATTAGAAGGTACGTCAACTGCGATACAGAACTGGGCTAACAACACAGCGTCAGCACTCGACAACGGTGAAGATGGTCTAGTTAGTTCCAGTGACTACTTGGGCGTGTTTTATCCGTCTGGTTTGACTACAGACAACACAGGAAAATCAATTGTTGTTCCACCATCTCACATGATGTTGAGGACACTGGCCAACAACGACAACATCGCATTCCCATGGTTCGCACCATCAGGAACAAGAAGAGGTATCGTTGACAATGCCACATCGGTTGGTTACATTGACACAGCGTCTGGAGAGTTTGAAACAATATCTGTTACGGAGTCAGTGAGAGATTCAATGCATGAGGTAAAAGTGAACCCAATCACTTTCTTCTCAGGTGCAGGGATTGTTAACTTCGGAAACTTGACCAAGACATCGGCAAGTTCTGCATTGGACAGGATCAACGTTTCAAGATTAGCAGTGTATCTAAGATCACAACTGGATGCAATCGCTAAACCATTCATCTTTGAACCAAATGATGAATTGACCAGAAACGAGATCAAGGGTGCAATAGAATCATTCTTGTTGGAGTTAACAGGTCAGAGAGCATTGTATGACTTCCTAGTAGTTTGTGATGACACAAACAACACACCTACAAGGATTGACAGGAACGAACTGTACGTGGATATAGCAATTGAGCCGATCAAGTCAGTTGAATTCATCTACATACCGTTGAGAATCAAAAACACAGGAGAAATTGCAAAGTTAGGGAACTAATTTTGAATAAATAGGAGAAACAGATGGCAATATCAACTTTATCAAAATTTACAGTACCACTAGCAAACGATCAGAGTTCAGCATCACAGGGTTTATTGATGCCAAAACTACAGTATCGTTTCAGAGCGATCCTGGAGAATTTTGGAGTATCAACACCAAGATCAGAACTTACAAAGCAAGTGATCGACATCACGAGACCAAACTTGACTTTTGACAACGTGACACTGGATGTGTACAACTCGAAAGTATATGTTGCGGGCAAACACACTTGGGAACCAATCACAATCAATTTGAGAGATGACGTTAACAACTCAGTAACTAAATTGGTTGGTGAGCAGATACAGAAACAGTTTGATTTCTTCGAACAGTCAAGTGCGGCATCAGGTATTGACTACAAATTCACTGCAAGGATTGAAATGCTTGATGGTGGTAACGGAG